TCCCGCCGAACGGATCTAGTACAACGTCGCCGGGGTTGCTCATTTGCTCAATTACACGGTCGGCAATATCGAATTGCATCGGGCAAAGGTGCATCTCTCGCCCCTTTTGGCTTTGCTGCGTGTTCAAGGTGATCATCCGCGCAATGTCAGTCCACACCTCTTTTGACCAGCTTGGCGGCTGTAACAGCATGAATGTGGAAGGCAGGCGACCTTGTGAATACAGCATGTCTGCAACTTCAACGTGGTATTCAAAGTCATAGGTATTTTCAAGGTTGTACTTCCTGAACCATTTGAATATCTGTTCGTGCGGCAATTGCTCTAATTCATCCGGCGTTAATTTTCGATTTCCCGATGATCGGGCGAAGCCGTGAGCGTCCACCTGCCAGCGGCCTACAGAATAATCTTCCTTCGTTTTAACCACTGGCGTATCAGCGTAGGCGTTCGCTGTTTCTGTTGCTGGCTTACGGAATAGCAAAAGGTATTCCGGCATTCCTACGCCCATCTTAGTCCCGTCCTTGCACTGCTCTGTCCAGCCAAGGCGATACGTCTGATTGTTCTCCCGCACAACATCCGTGACGATGGTTTTCATGCCCATGTAAGCAAAGCCGTGCTTTAGGTAATGCTCTGTCGCTTTCATGTGCAGCGGGTAAACCGTCTGACAACCGAAGTCAGTCATTCCCATCGGCACAATGCGATCCTTAACGTGGACGGCGCATATGCGACCAGGCTGCAATACGCGGAACAGGTTTGGCGTGAGGTAGTCCATTTGCTCGAAAAAATGCTCGTTATGGTCTGTGTGACCAAAATCGGCATAATTCGGCGAGTATTCATACTGAGTTGAAAACGGGATGCTAGTCAGGATAAGCCCGACGCTATCTGATTCCATGCGGGCGCATTCTTTGATGCAATCCTCATGTACCGCCGTGAAGTTGCTCCCGGTAACAACCATTCTTTCCACGCCAAGTTTGCGCGTGAGAAAGTCCAGCTTCCCGGCATCCGACAAACCATACTCCCTGATTATTTCCGTCATTTTCCCCACCTGTTTAATGTGATTGCGCCATTTTTCTTCTAACACTGACCGCACTTGCCGCTCTGACTCTGTGTAAATAATGTCTATGACGCATTGCTTGTCTTGCAGGAATCGCTGTATGCGGTGAATAGCTTGAATGAAATCGTTGAACTTGAAACCGATGCCGAGAAATATCGCGTGGTGACAGTGGCGCTGGAAATTACAACCTGACCCCGCTATTGAAGGCTTGGCGGCAAGGTATTGAAATTCCCCGTTGCTGAAATCAATGATGGCTTTTTCTCTCGCCTCCAAATCCTGTGAGCCGTAGACGCTGACAGATGACGGTATTGCTTTTTCGATAGCGTAACGCTCGCGCTCCAGGTCGTGCCAGATCAGCCGATTGGCAAGCGGATCTTCTGCTATCAATTCCAGCATCTTATCTATGCGGTGCGGCAGGCTTTCGCGCTTCTCTCGCGATGATTCAACTACACCAATCGCGTGCTTTTTAAACATCATCAACTGGTTATTCCAGTCCTCGCCTGCGTGCTCGTGATCTGCCGGGATTTCGTGCCAGCGCACATCTAACTCAGGCATGGTGTAGCCTTCGTCGGAGCATCCTAAATCGGATGGCCGCTGGACGAACAAAGCCCACGACGCTACCCATAGCCAGAACTCCTGTTCCTTATGCGCGTGCAATGTGAGCTTGTCGGCCTTGGTAGAATCACGTTTGAAAAAGCGCGTTTTGGCTTGCCCTACGTCCATAATGCCGAGATAGGCGGCGTAGGCCAGAAGCTCAATGTATTCATTCGGTGAAGGCGTGGCCGTTGCCACAAAGCGATATTTAACGCCAGCCGTTCTAACCCGGCTGTGCATGTCGCGCTTATCGTCGCCCGCAAGCGTGGCCATGAATTCGCGGAATGTCTTAGTGCCTCCAAACCCTCGGAGAATAGATGCCTCATCCAGGCTAACAGCGCCAAACAGCGTTGGGTCAAGTTTGCCGTCTCGGATCGTTTCGTAGTTTGTTAGATGGATTTTGCCCGGCTCAATTTCTTCTGCTCGCCGGATAAACTTTGTTTCAATGCCTAGCATGGCCGCATCGCGGGTAAACTCCTGTCGCACGCCTAACGGCAACACGATAAGGCCGTCGCAGCCATCGCGCAGCATACACAACCTGATAACTTCAAGCTGAATAACAGACTTCCCCAAACCAAACGCGGCAAAGATCGCGCGCAGACCACCCTGACAAGCCCACGCCACAATTAGCTTCTGGTGTTCCTTGAGAATCGGGTTGATATCATTCAAATCAATATCAAAACCCGTGCGATCAGCAACGCAAACTTTTGCTTTTAAAAAGTCTTCGTATTCTGGCTTTTCTTGATTTACTATATTCGCATTCACTGTGCTACCTCTCATAGTGCAGTTGATAGGGGGCTGGTAGTTTCCGCTGCCAGTCCCCGAACCTTACGCCCATCCGGGCACCTGTTCAATGCCTAATTCAGAATTATTTTTCCGGCGTATCGCCATGGTCAGGAACTTGTTAGCGCACTTGCGATTGCTTACGAACGTGCGTAGTGCCTGCCCTGACTTACCCTCCACATCCGGCCCGCGCCTGATAACGGCATCCTGAACCATAGCATTCAGCAGGTTAGCCGCGCTGATTGGCGATAGCCCGATAGCGGTTGCGGCGTCGTACTTCGTCACGCTGTCCTGCGTCTCAAACAGCTTTAGCACTGCCTGCCGCTGAACTGATCTTGGCTTGTGTTGTTTCATTGCTCTCTCCCTTAGTTACCTTGCCCAACTAAAAACCGAATTGCTCTTTTAATGCCCTGATCTTTTCCAGCCCTTCGGCGCACCGCTTTTCCTTGCCGGTTATATCTTCAATCATGTTGTCAGTGGGCAAGATTTTGTGGCATTGCCGTTCCCACTCAAAATTGGTTAAGCACAAATCTCGAAACTCCTGCGCGTTGGGTGGCCACTTGGTATCTGCCAGGTGCGACAGGTTGTAGACGCCGTTCCTGAGTTGGTCATTGGTCATGCCGTTCAACGCCAGCACCCAACCCATGCTAGGCTCGTCGCCATGCGTCCACTGAGCGCCGTACTGGTCACGCATTATCGCCCACACATCCCATATCGGGTGTTCCGGCGGAAGCTCGCTCGGCAAATCTCTGTTCGCGGAGTTGGCGCGTTCTATCACCCGGCGAAAGTCTCCGCGAGTCTGTAACCCCGTTAATAGTGTTCTTGGTGTTTCCATTGTTGCGCTCCTTCTTCCATTCGTTCGCCTTTCCCATAGCGTTATGCCACGCCATTTTCCAATTAACATACTGAAAACCCTTTGCCTTCATAGCGAACGTCCACTCTTCCGTCGCCGATTGGTAGTCTAGGTGCGGATGTCTAGTGATGACCCACTCCTGCATTTCGGGAGTTACTAAAAAATCATCTGGCATTGTTGTTTTTGTGGGGCGAGCTTTCTTTTTCTTTTCTACTCTGTTCTCTTCTATTCTATTCTCTTCTGTTCTTATAGGAGGGACTTTGTCCGGAGTGTGTCGGGACAGTGTCGGGACACTCTGACTATTCCGCAATAACTTCTGCGTGTACTCGTCTGTTCTGGTTGCCATTTTCAAACAGGTAATGCGCCCATCACAATTTTCAAACAGGCCAAGGTTGACCATATAGGTCATCATTTCCTGAACACGCTCGTAATGGATGTTAGTAGCCACGGAAAGCAGCTCCGCATCCTCTTCAAGCTCGAAAGTCAGGTTATGGGTTTCAACATTGCGGGCAATAGATTCGAGGCAGAACCAATAAAGTCCGTAGCCTTCCATGCCGTATTTGAGTCTGACGCGGGCAAGTTTTGCGTCAAGAGAGGCAGCACTATCGTGTTTAAACCATTTCATGCTAATATCTTTTCCGTAGGTCGCACTACCACGTTACTCCTGTGAAAGCAGGGAGTCAACATAAAGCCCTGTCCCCCTAGGCAGGCAATAGCAGTCGTCCTCTCCCTTCGGCTGCGCAAACTACCCGGCTTAGGTCGGGTTTTTTGTGGGTGCGATTCCTGGCTCACCCCTTCGCCCCTGTGTCCAGTGCGCGGGATTTGAAGCAGTTGCACTCCCCTTTCCCTATTCCCCATGTTCGTATACGGCAGTCATGTTCATGCGGCGCATCTGCTATCAGCGCCTCCAACTGTGCGATGCGGGCGGTTGCTTTCGCAAGCAGGTATTCGGCGCTAAGGTTGCAAACAGTGCAGTACCCATCTTCTCCGATGCAATGCTCGATAACGTTCACTTCCCCACCTCCTTCGCGCACTCCCGCGCAATGATCACGCGGAGAAGCCCGGCTACGGTTGTGCCTTGTTTTTTAGCCTCTTTTCGCAGTTGCGCGAGAAGTTTCGGCTTGAGCTGGAATGTAAAGGGTACGTCGCCTTGCATTGGATTCACCTGTAGAGTTATGGAACACACCAAGAGCATAGCATAAATAATATTTACGCAAGACATTATTTTTATGTTGACTGCATCATTTTAAGAGACTAGGATTATCTCAGGTCAAAGCAAATAGGGAGTGGGATTATGGGAGAGTATCAAGAGGGTGTAGGCAATTCACGGAACTATATTAGCGGAGAGATATCGCGCATAGATTGCGAATGGATGCTCTCATGGATTGGGGATAACGGAGACTTGTTTAAGCAGCAGTGGCAAGAGTTCTTTGCGGAGAACAGCGCAGAGTTCGATATTACCTGTCGCCCGCGCCCCGGCTACATAAACCTGATTGCAACCCGTAAGGCGTCAGCATGAACGCCGCGAAACTCGACAAGAGCGAGCGATTGCAGCGGGTCGATGCCCTGCTGTCAGATGGCCGCGAATATTCCACCCAAGACATTATCGACATGGCTTTTGTCTCTGCTGTCAGCGCGAGTATCAGCGAGTTGCGCAAGAACGGCAGGACGATCACCTGTCGGCGCGTTAAGGATATCTGGCTGTATCGAAGGGAGTTTAACTAATGGTCAAGCGATACGAATTTAA